GTGGCAGGAATGAACCAAAGCAAATTAACAACCGATGCGGTGCGAAATCTTGCAAAGAACGATAGAGCATTCTTACCTTATAAGCAATTGGATAAATACAAGGATTCATTATGGAATGAAAAGATTATTAATTCCCAGGTAATGCAAGGAATTGCACAAGGCGAATCCGTGTATGAGATTGCCAAGCGAATGAAGGTAGTAATCGGAATGAATAATTCAAGTGCGATCCGCAATGCAAGAACGATGGTAACGGCCGCAGAAAACAAAGGAAAATTCGATAGTTTCCACAGGGCAAGGCAAAAGGGTGTCATATTAACAAAAATGTGGTTATCCGCTCACGATGGACATACAAGAAATGCACACCTTGAATTGGATGGTGTTGAAATTCCACTTGATGAAGAATTCGAAAATTCTGTTGGGCGGATAATGTATCCGGGAGATCCCGAAGCGGATGCGGCCAATGTGTATAATTGTCGATGTAGTTTAGTTTCAGTTGTAAAAGGCTTCGAATGGGAGTGATAAAATGAGCAAGTACAAAGATGAAATTGATTATTCATTAGATGTATTAGTTGATAATTCGGAATTAACACTTAAGATGTTTATGGAGAGAGAAGATGCGGTCCTTGAAGCACTTGGAAATCTTGGAGTTGAAAAAGCGAATGAATCAATCACAAGGTTGGTGTATGATACACCACAATCACCAAACTATGTAAGAACCGGTAATCTTCGAAATTCATTAACGCATTACGAAGAAGATGATACAACCAATATCGGCTCCCCGGTTAAGTATGCACCATATGTTGAATTGGGAACAATTAATATGAAACCAAGACCATTTCTTAAGCAGGGAATAATGAATAACATTGGAGCATATCAAAAGGTTATTAAGGAAGGTTTTGGGAAACCGTTATAAAAGGTATTTACAAGCGGAAAAAAATAAAATATAATAAAGATGAAATCAAAGGTTTCTTTGATTTATATAAACTTTTGAACACGAAGCAATGTGGCGAAGAACAGTAAGAAGGAGATAAGAATTATGGCACTATCAAGAAAGTTTTTATCCGCACTTGGCATTGATGCGGATAAGATCGATGAAATCATCAATGCACACACAGATACAGTTAATGCCCTTAAAGAAGAAAGGGATAGTTTCAAGGAAAAAGCAGAAAAAGTTGATTCCCTGGAAAAAGACCTTGCAGAAGCCCAAAAGCAGATAGAAGGCTTCAACAAGGAAGATTCATACAAAGTTAAGTATGAAGCGCTTAAATCGGATTTTGACGATTACAAGAAGGGAATTGAAGCCGAGAAGACCAAAGGCGAAAAGGCGAAAGCCTATAAGGAACTTTTGAAGGAAATCGGTATTTCCGAGAAGCATATTGAATCGGTATCAAGACTTGCAGAATTAGACAAGATTAATCTTGATAAGGAAGGCAAGATTGAAGGCATTGAAGATTTGAAGAAATCCTTAACAGATGAATGGTCAGATTTTATTGTTAAGAAGGGTTCGAAAGGTGCCGATGTTGCAGATCCACCGGCAAATGGTGGTACAAAGAAAACAAAAGAAGAGATTCTTGCTATCAAGGACACGGCAGAAAGACAGAAAGCCATGTACGAGAACAAGGAACTTTTCATTGAGTAAGAAAAGGAGATGTAATTATGGCGGCATTAGATAATTTAACAAAAGCAAGTGACATGAAGAAGATTCGTGAAGTGGATTTTGTGTCACAGTTTACACATTCAAGTTTACAGAAGTTAATCGAGGTTCTTGGCGTTACAAGAAAGATTCCAATGATGGAAGGAACTACAATGTATGTTCTTACTACTACCGGTGAACTTGCCAATGATGGAACAGTAGCAGAAGGCGAAGTTATTCCATTATCACATTTCGAGCAGACAAAGACACCTGTCGGTGAGATTACACTTAAGAAGTGGAGAAAGGGAATATCCGCAGAAGCAATTAAGAAGAGCGGATACCAGGCGGCCGTTAACGATACGGATGCAAAGCTTCTTTCACTTGTACAGAATGGAGTAAGAAGTAATCTTTTCGGATTCCTTAACGGAACAATCACAGGTTCAACACAAGTTGTAGGTGCAGGTTTACAGAAGGCACTTGCAAACGCTTGGGGACAGTTACAGGTATTATTTGAAGATGATACCGCACAGGCGGTTTACTTCATAAATCCTCTTGATATTGCTGATTACCTCGGTGGTGCAACAATTTCGGTACAGACCGCATTCGGTATGAACTATATCGAAGATTTCCTTGGTCTTGGAACTGTTATTATGTCTTCAAGAATTACCCAGGGAACATTCGTTGCAACCGCAAAGGAAAACCTTATCATGTATTACCTTACAATGAATGGTGATCTTGCAGAAGCATTCAATTTAACTTCTGATGAACTTGGATACATCGGAATTAATTCCGGTTATCAGAACAACGAGAGAGCGCAGATTGAATCACTTGTAATGGATGGAATTCAGTTCCTTGTAGAGTACGCAGGTGGTGTCGTAAAGGGCACTATCGATGATTCTTTTTAACCGATCTTACCGTGGCTCCCGATGATGACGATGCAACATATCCTTGGACACCACTTAAACCTGCTGATTTCCAGGATGATATCGTTGTCAATGATGGTAAGATTAGCGGAGCATTAACATTCATCGAAGGCGGTCTTTCACCTTCGGGTCCATTAGCCGGTGACGGATATTTCCTTGCATTGAAGTTTAACAACTTCGCAAGCGGTCTTACTTATGCTAATGTAAAGGTTGGTCTTGTTCCTTCCGCAAGCGGTATGGATCTTGTAACACTTGATTCCGACAAGAATGCGGTATTCAAGATTGCCGACAAGAACAATCAGAAACTCAAGGTAGTACAGGCAGATAACGAAGGACATAAGAACGTGCAATTGTTTGACCTGTCAACACTCACATTGGAGGATACCGGAGCATGATTTATCGAGTGATAAAAGCATTCATAGATTTGCAGGATAACAATCACAGATACCATACGGGGGATACATTCCCCCGTGATGGTGTCAAGGTTTCCAAATCAAGATTGGAAGAGTTATTAAGCAATCGTAATAGAAGACACGAGCCGATGATTGAAGAAGTTGCCGAAGAAGAAAAAGCCAAACCAAAAGCCGAGCCGAAAGCCGAGCCAAAGAAAACCACAAAGAAGAAGGTTAAGAATGTTAAGTGAGATTTGCAAGGAAATAAACAATTACTTCGATAGGGGTATGCCACATTTTCACGGAGCAACGACCATTGAAAACGGCAAAATAACCGATACAGATTTTAATGAAGCGATAAAGCCAAACCAATACTTTTACATTAAGGGTTCTGTATTCAACGATGGTGTGCATAAGAATGATGAAAGCTTGAAACTTACCGATGAAATATTCATCGGAGAAGTAAGGCTTATGGCTATCCCAAAGGATGTAATTGAATTATCCAACAAGATTGATGCTTGGATGGAAAAGTATTCCGATATGGTGGATTCACCATATACAAGCGAATCTTTCGGAGAATATTCTTATTCGAAGGCGAGTGGTTCAAAGGATTCGAGCAATCCAACATGGCAAAGCGTCTTTAAAAATGAATTATTAAGGTGGAAGAAAATATGTCTTTATTAACCGAATCATATGAAGATTGCGTTATGATGGATAAGTCAACAATCCCGGATGGTTATGGCGGATTCACAACAACTTGGACGGAAGGCGCACCTTTTAAGGCAGGAATAGTTTATAATTCTTCTATTCAAGGAAGGATTGCAGAACAAAGCGGTGTCACATCGCTATATACGATTGCGACAACTAAAAACATAAACTTACAATATCACGATGTGTTTAAGCGCATTGAAGATGGGAAGATATTCCGTGTAACATCGGATGGTGACGATAATAAGACACCAAAAAGTGCGGCCCTTAATGCTCGTGAAGTAAGTGCAGAAGAATGGGGGTTATCCGATGACGAAATCACAAGCGATTAGAGAATTTTTTAATTCTTTTGGAGTAGAAGCTTATGAAGAAAGTACCGTTCCGGATAAAACCCTTTTTCCATATATCACATATTCGGAAGTAGATGGAGAAGAATTCATCATTAGTGCAAGTGTATGGGATAAATCGACATCCTGGAAGAAGGTAATGGATATAACCGATGCTATCGCTAAACGATTAGGCGAGTTCGGATATATCACAATTCCTTTTGATGGCGGTTATTATATGTTGTACCAGGAAGAACCATTCTATCAAAGAATGAGTGATGAAGACAGAACAATTAGAAGAATATATCTTAATATAGGCGGAAAACGTCTTGCAAGATATTAGGAAGGAGATAAAAAATGGGAAGATTTACCGTTATTCCACAGAACACATTTAGCGGATTACAACTTGACGCAGGTGTTTTGTTAAAAAGATTTAATCCGAACAATCCCGTAATTTCAGATTCGGATCTTATATGTGCAACCACGGGCGGAATTAATCCGACTTGTGTTCCGACTTACAGTGATTTAGCTGAAGACGTGGATAATGTTTCAGCTAATATGAAGGAATTCAAACACCTTGATTCTTGGGAGTGTGCTTTGGCAACAACATCGCTCGGAACTACACCGGAATTAATTAAATTAGCACTTGGATGCGCAGATATTGACGGAGAAACAAAGATTGTTCCAAGAGCAGATTTAAAGCAAAGCGACTTTTCGGATCTTTGGTGGGTAGGCGATAGAGCTGATGGCGGATTCGTAGCAATTAGGCTTAAGAATGCACTTTCAACAGGTGGATTCTCATTACAGACCACAAAAAACGGAAAGGGTACAATTGCATTAACAATCACCGGTCACGTTTCAATTGAAAATCAGAAGGAAGTTCCAATGGAATTCTATTCAATGGACCCTTCGGAAATTGAATATTGGAGCGTTAAGCAGATATTAAGTCATGTAACAAGTTCATTCACGGATACCACAATTACCAATGGAGATCCGCTTGAAGCTACACTTACTGTAGATGATGGATATGTGATTGAAAACACCGTAGTTCTTATGGGTGGTGAGGATATCACAGATGATGTACTTGTAAGTAATGTGGTTACAATCGCAAGCGTAACCGGAGATGTACAGATTATTTGTACGGCAACAGAAGGAGTATAAAAGATGAAGAATTTAACCAATTGCACACCTATTGAATTTCTCAAGCAGACAAATCGCATTAGACATTCGGTAGAGAAGTGGCTTAAGGTGACGAATATTATGAACATTAAGAATTCGTTGCCAAACTTTGTTGAAATCAACGATGATATGAGTGAAGAAGAGAGAAAAGAAAAAGCAGATATCAACAAGGAACTTGTAAGAGAGCAAAACAAGAAGAAGCTCTCGTTAATCCTGGATAAATGCTTGGACGAATACGCAGAAGAAACACTTGAATTAATGGCTTTAATGTGTTTTGTCGAGCCGGAACATATT